AAAATTTGGAGTTGATAAGTGGGATGGTGATGCGATTTTCGTAAACAACCTACTGCCTGATATATATTCTGAAATCGAAAGAAAAGCAAATGCCGGTGAAGATATAAAAATCGCCGGAAAATTATATGATATAGTAGATGACGAAGATTCATTCTCACTTCACCCACGAGAAGGCGAACTGCAGGGCTGGATAAATATACCTAAATATGGTTCCGCCCCAAAAACCCACCACTTCAATACCGGCCAGCTCCGCCCGGTCGGTGACGATCCGATCAAAACATGGTGGGATAATTATGGTGTTCATATTGATGTTGAAATCGATGAAGCCGCCAAAGAAGTAATCAAAAATCACAATTTAGATACATCTAGACACGAGAAAAGATTTGCAGAATATGAACAAAAGCATCGAGAGCAACTAGAGCGAGAACAACAGCGAGAACGAGAAAAACTTAAACATGACAATGAAATGATGCGATGGGCTGACGACGGTGGCCGTGTGGCGGAAAGCTTCTTACGCCGCCTCAACCGTTCACTGCAAAAAATTCATAATTAATCGCGGTGTTAACACTTCATTACTTCTGTATTTCGCATTTTTCAGAATCACAGAAGTAGCTTCCAGCCGCCTCCTGAATGTATGCACCGTAGTCTGCCTCTTTGATAGATGCGTTGTACGCTTCAACTTCTTCGGGCGTACACGGTTCATACGGAGCTTGAGCGTATCCGTGGTCTTCCATCGGCAGGAAGCTGATTCCCTTCAACTGATCTTCGTAAGCTTCAAGGACGCGGGCAATGTCAGGTTTCTCACTGGCTTTGAATTTGATAGTACAAGAAACCTGATTGTCAGCCCAATATCGCTGATAATCAACAGTGTTTGCCATCTGTTCCCAGATAGAAACTTCTTGCACGGGACGAACACGCCGATCATCAACAGCGAATTTCACGACGACCGTGCGTTCCGGATCGCTAATCGTCGGTTCGATATGATATCCGGCGTCCCGGAGAATCTTCACCAAGACACTATCGCGAGCAATGCGAACCCGTCTCCAATAAGTCATGGCTTCCGGATGATGAATGCCAGGAGTGGCACCTACCACCAGCGACACGGTTCCACTCGGCTTAACGGACGTGACCTTGATCGAACGTTGGACACACAACCATTCAGCGTAAATTGAATCCCAACGGCGGATCTCGTTGTATCCGGTATCGCAGAAGTCTCTGAGAACCGCCCGGCGTCCAAATTTCGCAAACGCTTGGACGATCCCACTTTGAGATAAGCCAATACGACGATTTCTCAGAGTGACTTGGTTGGTTCTCGGATTGTGAGTCGGAAGAAGTGTGACGGTCTTTGCGTAAAGATATGCGAATTTCAGAGTTCGCATGTAATCTTCAGCATTTTCATGATTCGCAGGGAACGTCTCGACAAGATTGCAGAGTTCATAGCTCTCCAAGCTTTGTTCCATGCACGGATTTGCTCCAAGAACTCGCCCATCGATTCCCGGCTGTCGCCCATCAATCAATCGACTGAAATCTCGAACGTTATCCAGCCAGATAAGACCCGGCTCACCATTGACCGCGATTTGTTCAGCAACGTTGGTATAATCCATACCAACATGAGCGAATATCGAATTGTTCGATGCCCAACGATGATGATTCATCGCATTCCACGTCTCAATCGCCGGTGCAAGACGGTCATGCGGGATACCGGTTTCGTCAAAATCATGCAACAACCCTTGTGGGCAGGCATTGTCTTTTGAGACTTTGAGAGCATCTGCCCACAGACGGCCAGTGACAGCCTCGAATTTCGAGATGTCCTCTGGCAAAAGCGTTGATTTGTAATTCTTCATCGATTGATATTCGGCATCATTGGCGTCTCCAAACGCGATTTCTGCCGTTCTACGAACATTTCCGGCCACAACGCAGCGACCGATATAATTCATCAGATCAGTGATATCAACGCTCGATAGTGTCTTGCCGATCTTTTTGTGCAGGTGAGCACGAATGATCTTGTGCAGCTCCATCAAAATGCCGGGGCCAGACGCTTTTCCACCAAATCCCTTAATAGTGGACCCCGCTCGTCTGATTTGTGAATAATCAAATTCAATTGACCCCTCATCAGCGGTGGTGGTATAAGAGCGAATCAAATGTCGAACTGAATCAACCCAGCCCTCGCGAGAGTCTGGGACGACATACACACGTCGCATATCGGCGGGCAGATGAATCAGAATCTTACCCGCTCCCTTGGTGTCGAAACCGACCCCTACACCAAGCATGGACATATCCATCAAGAAGCAGAATGGTTCCGCTGGGTCTGATTCGATCAGATCGTGCGTGCTAACGAATCCACAGTTGTTCAACGCGGCACTACCACGTTCCCACATGAACGGTGTGCCCATCATCCAAAGACCACGACCCGGAGGCGTGAATTTGAAATCCCAAATCCGCTGGAACATTTCATGGGCTGACATCAACGCCTTGGTATAATCCCACGGAATATGCAAGCGTTTGCAGTGCCGTCTCTGGATTTCGTAGCAACCTTCGACGACCCGACGCACCATGTCGCAGAAAGTTTCCTTGAGGTTGTCATCTTTGAGACGCGAGTATGTCCGGTAGAAGACCAACTCGCCAAGACCGTTGAATCCGAAGTTCGGTTGGCGACCTTCGTAATTCGAAATAAATTCATCATCCAATTTGAATGCGTCACTAGGATCTTCGTTTTTGATCCCAGCGAAGTATTGTGCCGAAATGTTCGGCACATCGAGAAGGTCGTGAGTATCAGCGTCACGTCCGTGCTTGCTTGAACCTGAATCTTTAATTATTGCCAAACTCACGGTTTTCTCCAGTCAGTCCCAAACAGGGTTCTAGTTGTCTTCACGTTATGTTGTTCTGATAAAAACTCAGAACGTAGCAAATACAGTGAAGTAGTTGAGGGAAGTAGACGACACTCGACTTCGTTGTGCAAATGAGACATCGCTCGGCCACATGCTCTCGATAATGCGAGAAATAAATCCGACAATTTCGATGCTTGATACCATAGAATAATATTGGGCAATGTGTTTCGTTCGCGTCGACATAACAAAGTTTTGAGCGAATCTTCGTTTCCGATTTGAGCATCAAACCAACGTTTCATCGATGATAAAGATGCGATCTGATCGACATTATCTTTTTGTTGCGAAGTTAGAATTTGATAACAAATATCTAGCATGTTCGACTGATGGAGTGCCGCCAATCCCTTCCTCAATACTCCACGCTGTTTCGCTTGCCCCACTGCTATTGTTATAAACCGCTTAGCAGTATTGTCATCAAATCCCCACTCATTGAATTTCCTGGAGATCGATGAGGCAAATCGCCATTGATATGTTCGATGCGGGTCTGTATTGGCAGGAAATGAAATTCGCATCCCTTGCTGTAAATAGGCATCGGAACACCATCCCCATACAGTCATAACACGGTCAGCGACAACAGTTTCAGTGTTCATAAGACCGTCAATACAAGGAGATGAAATGGCCGACAAACTTGCATCCTCTGCTACTGAACACAACCGAGAGCTATCACCCGAAGAGCAAAGACAAGCCATATTTGACGAGCGATTCGAATCTCTTACGAATGGATTTGGGAAAGCATGTGAAGAGCACAAAGTACCAGTTGCAATCGCAATTGCAATTCACCCAGAGGAAAGCCATCCGATCGTTTTCGCTCGTGGACATCAATACGATGTCGCATCACTACTAGCAAGTATATTGCGTGGATTGAAGCAAGAATTGATGTCTGGACTGAATGCCGAGCCAGAGATCGATTATCCAGAAGACCGCTAAAAATTCTTAGTGAATAATTGGCGAATTCGCTTGCGTAGATCTAGATCTTCGATTTTATCATAACATTCACTAAGAATTGCATGGATAGGACTAGTACGATCCAGAGACCATTTATAAACAACAATCTTTAAATTACCAAATTGAATCGGGATACATGAAGCATCTTCTAATTCGCTGATTTGCTGCACACAATGCGATATCACATATTCAATCTGTGGGGTCTCATCAAGGACATAACTACGAATTGATCCGTCGATAGATGCTACTGCATTTTCGAATTTGTTAAAACTATAGATTCGATCCGGATCAGCGTCATAGACAACCATCCAGATCGTTATCGAGTGATGCTTAAACACGATATACCCTCAGATCATGTTCTTAATTATATTCCACGGAAGCTTACTTAAGTCCGAGACATCCATCTTACCACCCTCAACAATGCGAATGATATCATCGCATAGCACTTGTCCGCCGCGATCTCCATAATATTCTTCAATCATCGATCCGGCTTTGTGGACAACGAACATGTGCGTGACTAAGGATGGCACGTCATGTGTATTATCTGGACCGAGCAGTGTCCTAACGACATGCGGCCCATACATCTCGATTATCTCAACTTGTCCGCTGACTACTAAAAATTTATTAGCACGGTGTTGGTGATAATGAAGGGAACAATATGTTTTCGCTATTAATTGCAGTTCGTGTTTGGAATAGAATGGAGTATCAATTAATTCACGAGTTTTGCCCCAGACTTTGTTAGTCCACTGGATCATTTATAGCCGCCCCGTACGAATGCCTCCAGGAGGTGGAGCTTTTTCGTAGTAGTAATTCGTTTTTCGCTTTCCTTCTATAATTACCTCGTTGAATCCGATTCCAGCAGAATTCGGGTCCTTAGGCACACCGGTTGGAATAATATTATCATATGGGAATAGTAAGTCAATATAAGCCACACCATCAATTGCTTCAATGGTTTCAATGAAATTCGAGACATAGAAGGCTTCACCCATGTCCCAACGTGTCAGATCGAAAAATTCAGTGATTACCGATTCCACCCGTTCACGCACCACCGATGCATCTGCGTTGCGATTGATAATCACATTGAGTTCGATATCGACAGGCTTAATCTGACCATCCAGCACTACTATATGGTCAGTTAAGACATTAAGATCAGAGAAGTATGTAACCAACCCGGCTTTCAAACCAGCATTGGGGGCTGTCGGCAATTTGTCCGGACCTTCAGCCAGGACATACAATTCAACTCTGTTAGCGTTCAACCCTGTCCGCAGTGTAGCAATGGCTTTGCTAATCGAGCCGAAGACCGGATGAGCAAACGCAATAGCAGCCTGGGCGTAATCATCAGCGGTCACGATACTACGTTGTAACGAGAAGTCACGAGGAGCACGTCTCTTGGCCTGCTCGACGGTCTCTTTGTCAGTACCGCCTATGGACGGCGTGATGTTTCTGAAACGCACGGGAACGGCAGCGTTGGCCGGAGGAAGCGGTGTTACTTGACGAGCCGAATCGATTAGGCCGACGCCAATACGCCCACGCCGTCCACCACCACTTCTAAACCTAAATTCTATAAGTGATCCAGATAATGGGGCCTGACCAGTAACATCATCACCAAACCTGAATATTGTTTGGTTATCAATAAAGTTTACTTCCACCACTTTATCAGTAGGTCCATACCGCTCCAACGGATCTATTACAACTTTCCATTCTTCTTTGGTATTGCCCACCGTCACGAAAACAAAAATCGGTGACTCCAGCATCGTCGGTTCTTCGAGCGTAAACCGCTGGTTCGGACCACCGCTGCTTGTGACAGTCGTCGGATTGCCAAACTGCCCTTCCAATCCGTAAGCTATAACGCCACGCTTGCCTGCTGGAATAACGATCTTACCGGTCCAATCGCCGGGGGCACGGAAGACTTCGTAAAACACCGATTGCCCATCGGTGCCGCTGGTTGAGAATAGTGTACCAGGATCAACTTCGATATCAGTGAATATTGGTTGGTCAACGGTGACTTCGATGTCGGTGACGGCTGGCGTCTGACGCTTCATTCTCTGATTGATCAGAGCCAAATGATTCACTACAGCTTCTTCGGTGGTCGATGTTGGCAGTGTTCCTTCATTGGCCAAGATATCCGAACGCAGTGACAATTTCGCCACCACGCTGGACAAAATCTCGATCAACATGATAATACCGTTACTGGCGATAAAATCATTAAAATCGTCTGGGAAATATGTTCGAATATATTCAATAATAGCTCTGCGGGCCGTAGGATAATCCAAACCGCTAAAGTCGATGCGACGAAGATTAGGCGGTGATAATACGACCCCAAACTCGTCTGGGACGAGTGGAAGTTCGAACAATGTTTCGCGAATGTCGTTTGCCATTATGTCGTTTGAATCCCTTGTATGAACTGTTCGATAGACAGTTGTTTCTTTGGATCTTTCTTGAGCGTTACAACTATCTTTATTTGTAGCCCATTTTTATCTGGATCGGGAAGAAGATCAATAAATTCTAAATCTACTCGTGGCTCATATATTCTCAATTGCTCTTCGATATTCGATTGTAATATTGACAAGTCGGAACTAACCAAATTTTCAAACACGAAATTGCGTAGGTTTACCCCATATGTGGGCCGCATGACCCTTTCACCTGGAATGGTCAATAACAATTGCAAGATGTCATTCTTAATGAGCCGATCGTCTTCCTGCCGAGACATAACGTTCTGTGCTCCACCAATAAATGGTGGATTGAATCCGAAAAACGTTGCTCGTGGTCTGAATTTTGCCATTATTTCACCAAAGTCCCAACAGTGCGTAATTGGTCAAGAACTTTGGTCGCCTCTTCTGCATACCGATTAGCATCCGCAACAGCTTGATTTCGGATCACAAACGCAGAATCTCGTTTGGCCTTCAATTTAACAAGCAACTGTTCGACAACCGAAGCCTCAGTTGATGCAGTGCCAGTTGTCGGTCCCTCTTCCAGAGTAACGGTCAGAGAGGTGATCGTCTTGGTCGTATCATTAATCAACTTCTGTTGAACGTTAATGACCTGTTCGGCATCTCCACGCAATTGTTTCAAATCATTCAAACGATTTGCAAGTTGATCCTGAGTCAACAACGACAACTCAGCAATTGCTTGCTCTTCCTCCGGTGTAAGTCCCATTTGCTCATAATCGAGAACATTCGTATCATGACGAATTTCGGTTACGGTCCCAACCAACATCAAATCAACAACTTGCCCGGAAGTATCATTGAAGTCTAATACTTGACCGATTTCAAATTGCCGAGCGTTGTTTCCCTCTTCCTTACGAGTAGATTTAGATATAGAAAATACTAAATTTCCAAATGTACTACGACGATTCACCAACACTACTTCTTTGGGCGGTTTCCGCTTTTCAACGATCCCAGTCGGTACCTTAGGAAACAATAGGTTGCTGCGTGGAGGAGTAGTGTTACTTATAAGGAATGTAACATTACCAGCATCTTCCGGCTTCGACGGAAGAGCTGTACTATATAATCCAGTTGGAAACTTTATAATCATTCGACAGGATGCTCCACTTCATCCTTCGGACATTCTTCAAATGGTTCATTGTAAGTTTTAGCCCGATCCGTTGGTTCAATTATATCTGGAATTTCTGGTGGTATAACGGGTTCCACTTGTGCGCCCGATGGATTCGCACATCCAGCACCAGGACCCGGAAAGACACCACAGATAAAAGCTTGGACACGAGCAGCGTTTATGGTCGTGTTAGTAAGAATATTTCTACCGACGGTTAGTTTAGTACCACCGGCCTGCATCCGGATAGAACGCCCAGCCTTCATGAAAATATGCCCAGCGGCCTGCATATGAATATTGCGGTCTGAGACCACTTGAACATCCGTGCTCGAATATATTATAATTTTTCCATTGCGATTAAAGATCACAATTTCACGCTTCTTCTCATCCATCCACATATACATCTTACGCTTTTTTCTGGCTCTCCAAATACCAAGTTTATAGCGTTTGGACCACCACATCCCGCGATGTTGACAGTCCACAATTTCGACCCAAGGTCCATCGCCCTTTTTACCGTCACGGGCTTCAAGCCCTTGGTTAATCTCAGATTTACCGACCCCAGATGGATTAGCTGGACGCTCTGGCTTTGGACCCTTGTTCGCTCGCGTTTTCAGTCGCAAGTATTCGTTATCATGGTCTAATTTCAAATGATATGATGTCCGCTCTGGCTTGCGGATCATCATTGGTTTACGGCTAAATTCATTCTCTTTCAGATTCTGCCATTTGCGAACCCAGCCTTTGCCCATTGACACCGCCATCATCATATATTGATAGCGGTCATTCAATTCTACCGATTGTCCAAGCGGCGATGCCCACATAGTGTGGTTAGCCGCATCATTTTCATTGAACTCCCAAACGAAACCACGCGGCTTTCCGCGAGCTTCTCGCATTTTAGCGGCTGGTGTGCGGCGTCCCTTAAAAAGAATCCCATTAGGACGTGGAAGTTCTCTCTTATGTGAACGCTTATCGTCGGTGCCCCGATCATCAAGGACTAGCTTCAACCCATGCCGGGTGACAATCCGAATCCATCGAGCATCTTTATTTTTCCAGTATTTGTGCTCTTCTTCGCTCAGATGCCCTTGTTCTTCGATCAAATTGCGTTTAATGAATATATCTTCGTCGGGGTGGAATCCCTTATCATAAGCCTGAAATAACATTCCACCTTTTGTACGAATCTTAATCCATCTGAAATCATTCTTTTCTTCTTTGGATAAAATCTTCCGTGGTCCATATTCTCCTTGACGAGATTTCGATTGGATTGGTCCTTGTTGTGCCCAACCGACATCACGGCATTCAATTCTATGCCCATACCGCGTCAACATAGTCATTCGGCGTTGATCACCGAATGGCCTATCGGATCGCGGCTTATCCTCGTTCATCAGACGCTGAAGGTATAGCCATCGCTTTATCTCAAATTTTTCGTCCTCTTTGAATTTACCTTCGAATTCTCCTAATTCCCCATATTCGTCTTTCTTCCAATAATATCCCTGATCACCAAGTAATAGCATGTGGCCATACTTCGTAACCCTGGCCATATACTTCTTATCAGGATTATTAATCTCCGGCTTGCGACGCTGCTGATCAAAGTCAGCCTTTTGAACTGCATCGTGATCTGGGGGAGGTGGCTGACGATCATGTTCGTTCGGAAAGAAGCCAACAGCAGAGTGAATATCAAGACTGCCATAGCGGTCTTGCCATCCATGCATCATCGGACGCCCGTCTTTGGGCAGATACTCCTCATCGTAGTCTGATGGCTTGTCAGCCGGTCTTCCCTCTTCATTCACACTCAGTGGTGTGACCTGAAATACTTGTGGGTATGTGTATAATTTCCGTCTTGTAGGACTAGCGAAGCCGACCCACACAGGAGCGTATGGATGTTGACGCTCAAACGTAATCCAGATCCAATCACCAATGCACGGATGTGTGAAACGACCTGCTCTATATCCACCAAGATCATGGGCTGGAACCGCATATGGACAATCTTCTGGCTTTAAGTCGAAATCATGTATATCAGGACATTTAAATCTCACTCGATATATGTTAAGTGGATCGTTAGTTTCTACAACCAACGCCCGATAATATCCAGGAAACCGTTCCCACAGTACACGGGTACGGTGCGAGAAAAATTTCGACCATACGACATGGATATTGTCCATTTATTGAAGAACCTCCGGTACCACTATCGATTCAACCGGGTATTCTACCAAGTCACCCGCTCTTGGCCAATTCAACGCATTTCGAGCAGATTGATTGTCTATTGTATTATTGAAAGCGATTAATACCCAATCTAAGAGAGGCGTACCATATACTTGTTGAGAAATGAGGTCTGGACGACCTTCTACAGCAGATGTGACTCGAAAGACTCCAATATTTTCATCTGCCGGACGTTCTTTCAAAAATGAATATGACTTCCACCTACCGAATGTTTCATGACCATCAGTGATGATCATTTCAGTCCGCGAGAATCTCGAAAAATCGTCTAATATTCCGGCCATATTAATACCACTCTGGAATCAATGTCTTTCGCAAGCCTTCAAGCGGTTGATCATCAACTTTAGCGGTTCCCTTTGTCCACGACGCCAGATCACACGTAATATCAGTGCGTAATGGATAAGCGTTTTCCGCTTTTCCTTTAAAAATCATTGTCTCGCTATATTTAACATCGCAAGATTTCATTCGAAAAGACATCGAAGATTCTCCTCCGATAGACCACAATTTCAATAGGATAGCCAAATTTCTTTGCTGCTTCAGATCTTTAACTCGTTGAAAATATCCACGCAATAATCTAACTTGTGTTTTGATCTTATTAGAATCCCAATTTCCATCATATATATAAGTTATTTGCATCGTTACTTCACGAGGCCCGGACGATGCATAAACCATAATTGGTTCGACTTGACCAGCATACGTATTTTCTTTCCACGTAGCTCTTCGATTATCACCTGTGATTTTGGGTGGAAACTGAAATTCCACTTTTGAGTTTTGTGGGAATTCAAATACGACTGCCGAAGCTAGTTTAGAGTCCGCAGGGATGAGGAGTGCTGGCATGCTACTTCGCCCAAGCGTTAAATTCTGTAGAAAGGCCCGTGTCTTTTCTAGCCATTGCTGGCAGGTATGCCTGCAATAAGCTCACAATATCTTGGATTGGACCAGATCGACTTGGTTGCAATCCTGCAACTGTCTCTTGCAGTGCTAATAACGCGACCAACTGAGCCGTACCAATAGCAGCTAAATCAGTAGAGTCGTCCTCTCCACCTTCGGAATCAGTCATTACCTGTACTGTAGTAATCGCTTCGGAACGAACTGCTTCTTGTAATCCGGCCTGCTCAGCGGCACGCATTGCAGGAATCGCTCGTGTTTGAACAGCAGTTTCCATACGATCAGCCGCTCCCTCTAAGAGAGATGCGTATTGATCCAACATGTTCGCCAATTGGCCTACATCTTCAGCGAGAGATAATCCCTCTCCAAATTGAGAGATAGCAGTACCAAGTCGTTCTAAGACTTCAGCCAATTCATTCGCTGGGCCAGCGAATCTTCTGGTAGATTCAGCAAGCTTTCCAGACACCTGATCCAAACCAGTCGCGAGTGCATCAATATCCGGCAACGCATTCAATGCATCAGCGGCAACATCTTTCAATTTGCTGGCAGGAATGTCTTGAATCATCTTGAAGGCTGTTGCTAATTTGAGTATGCCCTCACCAACGATCTTAATTTGTTCAATGGTGTTAGCAAATCTTGACACAGCCATCTGTAGCAATGACAGACCGAGATATATCATATATGATCCAGGCAGGATGGCCATACCAGCCTTCAACATTTCAAGCGATGCTACAAATAGCCATGTCGAAGCTATAATTAACACCATCGATCCGTCAACAAGAACACTACCGGCAATCATCATCATTGTACCGGCCATGTACAAGTATGCCGCCGACGCCATTAGCATCAATCCGCCCGTGGTGAACAGCATACCAGCCATCACCATCAGTGTCCCAGCCATAACCATCATTAAACCGCCTACATACATCAGTACCCCGACGCCCATCACCATTCCAGCGATCGGAACTAGCAATGCAATAGCGGTGCCCAACGCAATCGACGCGAGCAGCAATATGAAAGATAGACCGGTCATCAGAGCAACTGCCGCTAACATTGCGATCATACCAGCCAACATCATCAAGCCACCGACGCCGATCATGACCCCGGCAGTGAATACCATTGCAGCTACCGGTAACAGCAATGACACACCGACCGCCAGTAATGCAGCACCAATAGCAATCATGCTCGCTGCTATAAAGAATATAACACCAGCGAGCGATAAAATTAACGACGCGACCAATAGTGCTAACGCTGCTGGGACAAGTATTATTGATGCTGCAAGCAATAATACTCCAGCAACGATCGCAATACCAGCAGCGGCTATAAATATTAATGATGCTTGTAAGAATCCCGTAGCGACTTGAACAAGCTTAACCCCTGAAAGATTCTCCAAAGCAGTAGAAAGTAATACCAGTGCTGATGCAATTAACGTTAGCCCAAGACCAACGAACAACAACGCAACGCCGAGAAGCACCAAACCAGGAGCGGCAACCAATGCAGCCAAACCGAGAGCTATCAGACCAAGAGCCAGCGTCGGCAACTGCGTCACTAGTCCGACGCTGATAACTTGGGCCATGATTTGCAGGCCCTGTGCAGCCCACATAATCCCAAGGCCCATCAGCATAGCAGCAAGGCCGACCAACAGAATTGCACCAGCAATTGCCAAAACACCGCCCGCAACAGGACCTGCAAGGTATCCCAAGCCAACTAACATAAGCCCTAGAAGACCAATGGCGACAAGCATACCCAAGGTAACCTTAATAGCTGCCTCACCCACTTCAGCGATTGTCTTGACAGCTTGTGCGAACATCCACGCCGCAGCACCAACCATCATTAATGCTAATCCAAGTGCCAATAATGGCAGCATAACCGGCTGGACAGATCTCCCAAGGGCGGCCAATCCTTGACCGAGGCTTTGTAGTATAATAACAATTGATTCACCGACTGCACGAGCGACAGACACCATCGCTTGAGCCATCGATGTCACTATATTAATCGCACCAGTGACTATTCCACTAGCCGATCCCACCGCAAGTGCAAATATCGATATTCCACCAGCAGCAGCCAAGAAGACAGCACCGGCGACGACCAATACTGCTACGATGATTTTTAAATAGGTAATATATCGTCCGAGTATCGGGATTTTTTCAAGTAAATTGATGAATTGTAAAACTTTGGTAATAACTACACTTATGGGATATAGAATTTTATTTAATGCCGATATGAGATACATCAATCCATCAGCAACAAATTGTAATACACTACTTGACAGAGCACCAAAAGTATTCTTTAGACGTTCAAATTCGGCATATAATGCAGCCATTGATTCTGCATATTGATTGTCCATACTATTGGACATAGTATCCATGACACGCTGGAAGTCGGCAGCCGAAGATGCCGCTCCACCAGCTTCCTTGCTGGCTTGTCTATACATATCAATTAAAGCTTTTCCCGAATCTTCATTAGCACCAATAGCATCTAACAAGCCTACCATTTCGTTTT